ACCAGGTGGTCAAGGATTGGGCGAATTGTCAGATCTTGAATACTTCCAGCGCAAAGTTTGGCGTGGTTTGAAAGTTCCAGTGTCTTACATGATTGAACAAGCAGAAGGCGGCCAAGTTTGGAATGATGGTAAAGTTGGTATAGCATATATCCAAGAATTGCGTTTCTCTCTATATATTGAACGATTACAAGGTTACATGGAAAGATCACTGGACGCAGAATTTAAATCATTCTTACGTAAAACTAACATTCGCATCGATGAATCAATGTATCGTATTTTACTTCCAGAACCTTCAAACTTCGGTAAATATCGTCAACTTGAATTGGATAGTCAACTACTTAGTGCATTTACTACACCTGATGGTCTTTCTTATATGTCTAAACGTTATGCATTGAAACGTTACTTGCAGATGTCAGACGAAGAACTTATTACCAATGAACGCTTGAAACGTGAAGAATTGGGCATCGATCCAGATAGTACTGATCCTAAAGACCTTCAAGCGATCTACTCTGCTCCAGAGGAAGGTGCCATGGGCGCTGGTGGCGTAGGCGGTCTTGGTGGTGGGTTCGGTGGTGCTGAATTAGGCATGGGTGGTGAACCTGCGCCAGAAGGTGGTGAAGCACCTCCAGCGGGCGGCGAAGCGCCCGCAGCGTAAAAGTTTACATAAATATAATAAATTGTATAAATAAAGGAGATAACAATGTCAGATAAAGAAGCACTTAGTAAAATGCTTGACAACTTAATTAATAATAAAGGTGAGCAAGCAGAGGTTCATTTTCATGATTACTTGCAAGGAAAGATGCAAGATGTGATTCATGGCGATGAAGAAATTGCTATAGAACCTAATACAAACGACGAGGAATAAACGAATGGCAAAGGGTGATAAAAAGGAATTAACATCAACAGAAATAAAGAAGCAGGCTATCCACAAGATGCTCGAATCATTAATTTCTGGAGACACAGAAGAAGCGGGTAATCAGCTTCATGACTATCTTCAATTAAAAACCAAAGAATTGATTGTTGGTGAAACATCTGAAGAAACTGTTGAAGAACAATCTAAAGATGCATCGTTTGCAAATTCTGGTACTGTTATGGATGATGACGTCAAAGGCGATATCAAATATGAAAACGGTGGTAAGAAGACGCTTAAAAAGCACGGTAACGCTCCTAAAGAATTGGATGATGATAAGGTTGAAAAAACCAAATTTAAGTCTGGTGGAAAGCAACCTGCTAAAGTTCTTGAAAAGACACCTAAACCTGAAAAGTTTAATGATGGCCGTTCAAAAGAATTAGGAACTACTAAGTCGTAATGTTGGCTTGGTGGTTTAAGATATTTTCTGTAATAAAAACTGCGTATACGTGGATTTCAACGTTGCAGTTTATAGTAAAGGCCGTTAAGTGGATAAAGAGTTTTAGGAAATGAAACTTGAAGAATTATACGAAGAAGTACCATCTGCTGGGCTTTCTAAAGAGAAAAAGTCTGAAATTGTCAAAAAAGCAAGGTCGGGCGAAGATATTGGGAAGAAAGGCAAGGGGTTCAAAGAAGTAGTAGCGAACGCGAAAAAATCTGGTGCGAAAGATCCAGAAGCAGTTGCAGCCGCCGCTATGTGGAAGAACGTAAAACGTTAAGGAAATATTATGTCACAACAATTATTATTTGAAGAACTATCACCATCACAGGCGGGTTTAATAAAAGAATCATCCCAAGACGGCCAAAACACATGGCTTAATGGTATATTCATGCAAGGTGGAATTAAGAACAGAAATGGTCGCCTATACCCGATGAATGAAATTCAATCTGCGGTGACTTCTGCGCAACAACGGATTAAGGAATCAAATGGTATATTTGGTGAACTTGATCATCCACAAACATTGACAATCAATCTTGATCGCATATCACATGTTATCACTGAATTGGCGGTGCAAGGAAATAATGCCGTTGGTAAAGCGAAATTGCTTAATACCCCTATGGGTAATATTGCAAAAGAACTTGCCAATTCTGGTGTTGCATTAGGTGTATCTTCTCGTGGCGCTGGCCAGGTAAACGAAGGTGGTGGCGTACAAGGCTTTAATTTTGTTACTGTTGATATCGTTGCACAACCATCTGCACCAAACGCATATCCAACTACTGTAATTGAATCATTAGATATGGCAAAGAATGGACACAACATTCTTGACCTTTCAGAAGCGGTTCGACATGACCCCAACGCACAGAAATATTTCAAAAAAGAAATTGAAAAGTGGCTAAACACCGGACTTTTTGCAAAACAAAAATAAAAGTTCAAATAGTTACAAGTTTTAAAATATTATAAGTACTTATAAACATTAAGGATTTTGATTTTAGTTAATCAAAATCCTTTTTTTGTTGCGCATTTAATAAATATTTAACATAGAAAAATCACTAACTATTTGAAATACAAAACAGTTTTATTTTAGGAGAAAAAAAATGGAAGAACTGCTGCAAAAACTCTTGGAAGCAGAGGTACTATCTGAGGATACTAAGAAAGAATTAGAAGGTGCTTTCCAAAAGAAATTGGACGAAGCTATTACAGCCGCCAAAGATGATGCTGCGGCAGATGTCCGCGCTGAACTTACAGAACAGTGGGTTACCGAACGCGATCAGCTTATAGAAGCTGTCGATACAAAGGTAACCGAATTTCTTGCAAAAGAAGTTGAAGAATTAAAAGAAGACATCGAACGTTTCCGCGATCTTGAAGCAGAATATGCTGAAAAGTTAGTTGAATCCAAGGCATCTATGTCAGATGAATTGAAAGACGATTTGATGGAACTTGTTGAAAAAGTAGATGCGTTCTTAGAAATCCGCCTTAGTGCAGAAGTCGAAGAATTACGTGAAGACCTTGAAAATGTTCGTAAGAACGATTTTGGTCGTCGTGTATTTGAAGCATTCTCAGAAGAATTCATGGTTAATTACTCTGATGAAGAATCAGCAGAAATTTCATTACGTGAAACATCTGAACGTCTTAAAGATGCAGAAGAAGCTCTTGCTGAATCTGAATCTAAGCGTCAAGAAGTTGAACGTACCATTACTATGGAATCAATTTTATCACCTCTCTCTGGTCGCCAGCGTGAAGTGATGCAAGCAATCCTCCAGAATGTTGATACGGATCAACTGGAAGAAGGCTATAAGACCTTTATTGGTCGCGTAATCCGTGAAACAGACGACTCAGAGAAGGAAGGTTCAGTACTGGCTGAGAGTGAAAAAGACGATGACGACAAAGATGACGACGACGACAAAGATTCTAAGTTTAAGAAATCTAAAAAGTCAAAGAAATGCGACGATGATGACGACGACAAAGATGAAAAGATCGAAGAAGGCAGAAAGGTCTCAGGTGATACGGAAGAAATGATTATTGAGCAAGCAGATCCTGAACAGAAAGCTCAACTTGATTATCTTCGTAAACTCGCAGGTATTAGTTAAACTTAATTTAAACTTCTAGGAGAAGAAAATGAACGAATTATTCGAAAATTGGTCAGAAACGAAAGCAGCATTGCTTGAAGGTCTTGACGCACAAAAACAAAAAGTTGTAGCACCACTGTTAGAAAATCAGAAACAGCATTTGATTGCTGAATCTGCAGCAGCAGGCTCTACAGACGCGCACAGCATCGCTGGTTTCAGAAAGATTTTGATCCCAATGATCCGTCGTATTATTCCAGGTACAATTGCTACTGAGCTTGTTGGTGTTCAACCAATGACTGGTCCAGTTGGACTTGTATACACATTACGCTATCGTTATACTGATGCCGTATCCGCTACTTCACATGCTAACCCATTTAACCTTACAGGCGCAATCGGAGCTGGTGATGAAGTATTTGGTAACGACTCACCTATCCGTCAGTGGTATTCATCTGGTGCTGGTGCAACTGCATCTCCACAATCTGATGCTGATAATCAAGCAGCTGGTGACGGCGCAATTGATAACGCTTATTCTGTTCCTACTGGAATTGATGCCGATCTTGCTTCTGGTGTAGCATGGCCTTCAAGCCTTGGTGCTTCCACTGGTAATACTGGTTATACTGATGCTCTTGGTCAGACTGTAGCTGGTTCAGTTCATGGTGGTTCTGGTAGCTATCTTGAAGGTTCTGGTGGACGTAGAATGACAATGGACGTTGTTAGTCAGTCTGTTGAAGCTGGTTCACGTAAATTACAAGCTGGTTGGACAATCGAAGCTATGCAGGATCTTAATTCACAGCATGGTTTAGATCTTGAATCTGAAATGACACAGGCTTTGTCTGCTGAAATCGTTCAAGAAATTGACCAAGAAATTATCACTGACCTTGTAGCTCTTGCTGGTACTGTTGATACGTTTGATGGTTCTGGTACTGGTGCTTATGGTACTGCTGGTCAGTATACACCTGCTTATGTTGGTGACCGTCTTGCTAACCTTGGTGTTATCATCAACCGTGTAGCAAACGAAATCGCGCGTAAGACACGTCGTGGTGCTGGTAACTTCATAGTTGTTTCACCTCTTATTGTATCTGTTCTACAGTCTGCTGCTAAGTCCGTCTTCGCACCTGCTGTTGAAGGTTCATTCAAGGGTCCTAACAACACAATGTTAGTAGGTACACTTAACGGTACTATCAAGGTTTACAGCTATTTGTGGAACCAAGCTGGTGCTGGTATTGATCTTGGTGCAGGTACTGCCTCACCTATCTCAAGTGCCAATGATACAATCCTTGTTGGTTATAAAGGTGGAAACGGAGAAACTGATACTGGTTACTTCTACTGCCCTTACATTCCATTGATGTCTTCTGGTGTTGTTGTTAATCCAACTACATTCCAGCCAGTTGTTAGTTTGATGACTCGTTACGGCAAGTCTGTTTTCACTAACACTGAAACGTCACTTGGGAACAGCGCCGACTACTACGGCAAGGTGAATGTTGAAAACCTAGACTTAGTATAAACAAGTCTTCTTTAAAGCCCTGTTTTTACGGGGCTTTTTTGTTTTTTATTGGGGAACTTGTAAGATTAATACCATGATGGAATTCTATTAAAATATGATATTTTAATATAATAACTGTCGTGGTATTGGTTT